CTGGAACATTAAGTCAAGACTCATCTCCAATACCCTCTGGAGGGAATTATTCTCTAAATCCCTGGCAATGACATCGAATAACCCTTGGGCCTGGGCGGTCTTTAATTCCGCTTCCGTTGCTGTCTTGTTCTTGCCGGAGATTCCCATTATGAACTCAGTAACAGCGGTTCCCTTCTCCATTTCCGTGTTCAGGAAATCAAGGGAATTGTAAACATCATTTCCTACGTTATTGGTCCTGACTTCTCTGACAACCTCTTCCGGGGTATGCTTGAAAATCAACTTGCCGGGATATAACGAAGTTAAATTCCTCGGCTCCTGTATCTGGGTCGGGCGGACCTCAAACATTTTGTTCACGGAAAAGTTCAGATTATCAACCACCATATTCACGATGTTGTTGTATGCATATTGCATCGTGACCACCGGCTCTACCAAAGAAACCCCGCATATCCCCCGATGAGGATAAACGATGGGAACGGTAGGAACGTAAGGCGGAAGCTGGTGGTCGAATGGGTTCTTCTGTTTGCGAATCAGATACTTATCATTGGCAATTACGAGAATCCGATTTCTCTCCACGCTTTTGCCATCCTCCGAAACAACGTCCCCCCAATACTGGAGCAGCCCAACCTTCTTGTCGTCGTTCTTCTGGTGCTGGGAGAGGCCCCTCCTCCTGCGCCTCTCCTCTTCGTCCTGCTTGTGAAAATCCTCTTCAATTTTATTTACCTCGCGCATCTTGTATATTGATTTACCTGCGCGTTTATTTATATCCTTTGCCATCTCCCGCAGGTCGGCCAGGTCCATTTCTGCATACTCAATAATATATTTAGGGCGCTTTTCCGAGGGCTCGAATAGCGGGTCGATATAGACATTAAGAATATCTACGTTATAAAACTGAAGCCCGCCGTCCCATAGGACCTTCGGCATTCCCAATCCCAAGAGGAACGCGCCTTTAATCATTTCTCCGTAGGTATTGGCAAAATTAGAATCTTCCAGGTGGCGCTTAAATAGTTTTTCTACGAGAGGCGCAGCCCGCCTTGCCACTTCGTCGTTTTCAAGTTTCGGTTCGAGCTTGAATAATTTCCTCGTGGAAAGAACGGCCCTCTTGACCATCGAAGAGGATTGTTCCACCGCCATATATAATTTCGGGATGAAACATTTGCTCTGCCAGTCCTTCTTGGCGGAATAGTCCTGCCGGTTCTGATATAAATTCCACAATTCCTGCCACTTCGCGCGACGAGACCTTGAGGCGTCCTTGGCGCGCTTTTTCTGGCTGATTACATATTGTATAACTCGCTCGGATTTGTTCATACGAATAACGTCTTTGGAGAATAAGAATTTGCTATATCAGAATCAGACTCTTCAATGTAAGGCGCGTCGGGCTCCGGGGCCTTCCTTAGCGCCCATAGCCCAAGAACAAAGGCGTCGCCCTGGTCGGGGCTCCTGCCTAACCGCTTCTTGACGTCCTTTTTCTTCTCGATGACCACCTGGCCCTTGGAATTGACTGCATAGGTATGAGCGGCCAGGTCCTCAATGAGCTTGTCGTCGTCGGGCAAACATACTTCCCCCTCCCGGAAAACATCCTGGGCGTGGAACCACATCTCGGCCTTTAGGTTTTTGTAATGTTCCTTGTCCTCGGCCAAAGCGCCTGAATTAACGCCCATCACCGGAGCGCCTAATTCGTGCAAACGGCTTCTTATCCCCGCACCTATGCCAATCTCATCTACCGCGATAAGAGAAGAATGGACGTTTCGGTGCATCCGGTAAATCCTTCCGGCGGTTTCCATTGGCTCTTTTTTTAAGAGGTATTCAGTGGCAATGATTCGCGGGCCCTCAAACGCATATATGACCGTGTGGTCGTCCCCGAACTCCGCAGGGTCGCAGGAAATTACCCTTTTGGGGGGCTTGAAGAAATTCAACTGCCTGTCAACGGATTCCAATAAGTCTCTGTACGGAATTATCTTGTCGGCAGTGTCCGTCTCCTCCCACGAGTTAAGGACGTATCTCCTGTAATGCGCAGGAGATTGCTCCTCCATCTTCTTTAAGTCTTTAATGAAATCTTCAGGGAGGTTTTCTCGATTGTCAAAAGTAGTGGCTTCGTGAAGGTCATAATCGGAATCGTCGGTGTTCTTCCATAATCGCCATATCCAGTTATGGCCGTTGGTATTGGCTATGATTACCCCCTGATGGGGGACGTTCTCCCTTCTTAACCTGCCTCGTAATTTCTGGAACTCCTGGTCGGACTCGAATTCTTCAGCCTGTTCTATTAAAAACCAGCCCAGATTGACGTTCTGGACGATACCCGCCAGCTCGTCCATATGACGGAACATTATCTCTGAGCCGTTGGGTAATCTAACATCCTTTGAAGAAGGGACCTTTATCCTTGTGTATCGCTGGAAGTCCTTGATGGTAGAATCACGAAGGTCGGTGAAGTTCTTTCTGACAATCAAGCCCAGGTTATTGGGATGATTGGACAGGACCAAGCCCTTCAGTATCCCGCACATCGTCTTACCAGTGCCCCAGGCGCTCACCATCGCAGGGAACCGAGCCTGCGAAGAAAAGAAGGACATCTGGAAGGGCTCCAGCTCCAAATCCCACTTTTTGGACACCTGGTTACGTTTCAAAAAGTCAAGTTCCCGACATAGTCAAGTGTGTATAAACATCGACACTTATTGATAAGTGTGGATGGGTTTTAATCACGCGTTTTGGCGGCCGCAAGCTCGGAATAGAGTTTCTGTGACACAATTTTGCGGAGGATTTCGTTTATTTTATCGTCGCAGTTGTCGTCAACGGAGACCCTCACAAACTCGCAGCCAAGAGCGTTTTCTATGCGCATCTGCCGCAAAGAATCGGCTTCCAAATGCTTGGAATGATGTTCTTCATCAACCTCTATTGCGATATTCCAAAGGGGCAGGTAGAAATCGACCCAATATAACTGAACCTGGGTTTCTACAGGATACTGCCGCCATACAGGCCCAATCCCAGCCAAAATCCGCATCAGTCGCTCAGCGAAGCATTCTTCTGCTCTCAATGCGGAAGTATCAGTTAACGGAAGCAGGTTCTCCCCGCAGAATTCGGAGAGCCGAGCTGTAACATCTGCCGGAATTGCCCTGCGGAATCGGGTTAACAACAAACGAACTCCTTCTCTGGTATATTTGTAACGATGCCTCGCCCCACCCCAACTATTTGAACTAACCGGTATTTTTGAGCGGAAATTCTCGCCGTATGCATCAAAATTATTCCGCCTTGCAGCCCGGTTAATAATGCGGGTAGGTACATCTAAAATTTCAGCAAGCTCGCAATCGAGCAATTCTACCCCTTCTGCTCTTCCAACGCTCTTCGCGGTGGGCCAGCTTCTCACGCTCCTGGGCCACAGATTTCTCTCTGTCAGGCTTGCCCTCGATGAAAGTCTTGTGGATTATTTCTGCGGCGTCTGTGAGCATCATATAATAAGAAATCCCTTATTATAGCTTTGGGCCGAAAAGTAGAATAAGGGCCAGCGCCCGCCACTAAAATGCCCGGATTGACCGGCTCCGGGCGGGCCTTAGCGCCATCCCACTGATTTATGGCTCAGCGGTCGCAAGCCGCCTTAAGGCCAAAATCCCGCCTGAGGCTCGAAAAATACGGACGAATACAATTTTTCGTGGCCAAGAGAGGTCCACAATCAGTCAAAGCGATACCAGAGCTCCTTAAGAGCCTCCTCCTCATCCATAGCCCTTAAAAGGGCAAGGGCGGTTTTCTCGGATTCTGATAGGTTTTGGGACTCCAAAGTGCTGGGACTCCAAAAGTTATGGGACTCCAAAAGTTATGGCTTTAGGGTCTCTTTTTTACTTATCCCACCTGCCCCTAACCGCCCCCGTGGTCCGGGGGTTACCCGCCCCCCTAGTTGCGCCCAAAGCGCCCTTCAGGGGCCTTTTGGGGCCTTGCAGGGGCCTCTAGGGGCCCTTTGGACTTAATATTGATGCTCAGCCCATCCCCGGACTGCTCCAAGCGATCCGTAAAGAGCGCCTGCGACTTGCCCAAGAGCTCCAGGGCCCTTATGCGGTCCGCATCCTTTTTGGCAGGATCAAAGGCGATATCGGCAAGGCCCTGCAGGATATCCTCGGCTTTATGACGCCCCCTTGCCCGCTCAGCGGCCCTTAGGCGCTCAATAGCGGCCCTAACCTTACTATTTGCTAATAGCTCACTCCCTCGGACCGTAGCGCCTTTGGGGCTATATCCTGCTCTTATCGCTGCCTGCGTGGCATTATTATCTATAATGTACTCCGATGCAAAAACAGCTTGCCTATCTGTCAGCAACTTGCCCAAAATACCCTCTCGCGCTCCTGGTTAACTCGATATCTCTTATCTGGCGCTCTAGCTCGTCCAGATCGCCGAACAACACCTTATTTACTAATTCATCCGCCCGACCGCTGCACACAGGCAATATATCTACTACTATCAAGCGCCTAATCTCTTTAATGCTCTCTAATGCCTTGCCCGTTTCTGCCAGCATCACATCTACCTATCATAGATATCATCATCCCTGCGCATTGCTTTGTTTTCCGCCAGCCTATCCGCGTATCCCCGCTGCGGCTTATCAATGCGCCTCAATCGGCGCTCTTCAGCCCGCAAATCCTTATCTGTACACCTGTGTTTCCCTGCCAGCAGCTTGATATCATGCCGCCCGCAAATCGGACAATAAAGCTCGTCATCCATAACGCCCTACCATATATAGTAGTTCCAGTCCATTTCAGTACATCCATTATACCATATATTGATTCGCAAGTCAAGCGCAAAATCCAAGAAAATCAAAGTTTTTCCATTTTTCCCAGGTGTCCAGTCACAATTTTCTTATTTTTTAAGCGATTCTCCGGGGGCCAGCTTGACTTTTTGGCTTTTTCGTGCTATAATATGGTAGTGCGAAAAACAATTTAATTGAAAGGGGCAAAGAATGAGAACGGTATCGCGCTTCACAAATTCAGTCAGTTATTGCGCGGCCCTGAGCAATGATTTCGAATCGTTGCGACAGGAAATGCTGACGTTTCTTACGCTTTGTAGTCAGAACGAAATGACTCCTGGCGTATATGCAAAATGGTATAATGCTTTCGAGAATTCAAGCCCTAAGGGTTTTGATTATGCCCTTCATAAACTGCCGCAGAAATGGCAACGACGATTCGTTCGTTATAGTACTGGCAAGATTGAAACATAATGGGCCGACTAACAACCCGCCCCCGACCGCTCCCCGGAGCGGGAGGGGATAGGTTGTTAACCTTTTGAAAGGGGCAAGTTATGGAGCGCGTTATCGAGATTATCACAATCACGCCGGAACAAACCTACACAACTACAATCCGCTACAACCCTGATATCGACGGGGATATCTGGCAGCTCTGCCACCGCGTACATAAGCAGTACCGCGGAGCCACCGCTTATCGCTACGCCGACTAACAACCCGCCCCCGCCCCGGCCAGTACGGGCGTAGCTGCGAAAGCGGGCAGGGGGCTTATGAAAACTAAAACAGAAATAGGACGCCTAAACGGGCACGAATATGTCTTGCAATACGGGCGAATGTGCGATGTCGGAGGTTACGAGATTAAGCTCCGCCGGTGGTTCTTGACCTGCGACGGCGAGTATGTCGGCGACTTCGCCACCAAACAAGAGGCTGTTGATTATTTAGAAAACGAGGCTTGATGAGGTCGCACAGGGCGACCGCAAAGAAGAAAGGGGCTTGATGATGAAAGTGCCAAAAAGCGCATTTAAGGTAGCGGCTTGCCGCGTGAAGTCCGACTTCGCAACCGGCCATTATGTGCTCGAATTGTGGTGCGGGCTGGACTCGCAAGGCAAAAAAACAAGCTACCACCGCGAACCCGCGTTGTGGATTGCAGAACACGCCAACGGCAACGACAAAATCCTGCGGTATAGCGGGAGAAACCTGGAACAGGCAAACACGGACTACGACAAAGCCCTTGCCGAAGTCAAACGCTGTGCCGGAATAGGCGTAGTGGAAATACTGCGAGTTTTCGATATACGAAGAACCCAAAAGCAAGGGGCTTAAGATGAGCGCAGAACAACAAGCCATTGAGAGCTTTGCCAAAATGCCATTGAGCAGGTTGCGCAAATATCAGACAATAAACGAAATCCAAACCCGACTGGCGTACCGGGACAAAAAAGACTTTGCGCTTGAACGCCTGCAAAAAATGGCACAGATATTAACCGAGGCGGTACTAATTAAAACCAGCAATTAACGCAAGCCCCCGGCTCTGCTGAGCCCCTTTCAAGCCCTGAAAGTGCCGGGCCGGGGGCATTATGAAAGGAAAAGAAAATGCCGAGACAATACCAAAAAGGCGGAAGCATTGATATTGTGGTTCTAATGAGCCCGGACGATATTAGCATTGAATTCTTCCCAATAACACAAGAAGCCGAAATCGAGCAAATAGCAAAGCAGCTAAACAAAAAAAACGGTTGTAACGGAAATCGCAACTATCACACTGAAATTCGCAATGTCCTGAAAGCTAAATATCCCCATCTAACCGGCGACAAACCAAAAGACTTGTCGAGGTATCTCTAATGCGCAAAAGATTGCACCCGATGGATATAGTTGTACACGAAGGCGCCTTGTGGGTGGCTAATAGTGCCCATTATCAAGATGACCAGGGGCGACAATTGGTAAATCTGTCCCGGTACAAGGCCCTTGGATACAAAAAACGCGTCCCGTATTGGCAATGCAGGATTGTCACTGGCGCCGAAGAACGCAAATATATACAATTGGAATGTGGATTGAGGTTTTATCCGCAAAAATGAAAAGTAAAGAAAAAGCCAACATCCCATTGATGATACGCCCGGCCCATCAGCGCTGGTTTCACGACCACGCGGACTTAAGGGACGATGGGGCATACGAAAATTGGCAGGACGCGGCGCGCAGGATCTTAGATTGGCTCATAGACGCGGACAATGACGCCCCGCCACCGGAATTTTTCAGGGAGCCAGGATAGGCCGAAAAAAAATCGCAAAATTCTCAAGAAAGTATTTGACTTATGCCGATTTGTAGGTTAGGGTATAATATGAAAGGATGCAATATGCTGACCACCGTAACGCAGAACAGAGTTCAAACCTGCCCGGCCCATTTCGCACACCTCAAAAGTGCGGTGGTCAGCAGCCGGGCAGGTCTATTCCAGAACATCCGTAAGCCCGTCAAGGTCGGACTCCAGCCAGTGTGTGTAGATTTTCTCAGTTGTGCGGATGCTGGAATGGCCCAACAAGCGCGACACTTTACTCACAGGGACACCGTGCTTAACGATAAGCTGCGTGCAGAAAAAGTGTCTAATGGCGTGAGGCCCGCCTCTTGGAATATGGGCCTTGCGACACAGCCTGGCAATCATATTCTCTATTGATTGCCGGCGGGAATATGCTCTCTTACATTTGAATAGCGGGTCGGAGCGCAGGATACGACGCACCGTTTGATTGATGGGAACAGCCCGACGTTTTCTGCCCTTGCCGGTTATCACGATATGCCCGTTAATGATTGACTGAGGGCCAAGCGAGAGCAATTCGGACACCCTCAAGCCGGTATTGGCAAAAAGCTGAATAATCTGACGCTCGCAAGGTTTTGCAACACTTAACAGCTTATGATATTCCTCTTCGGTGAATACCCTCTGGCGCGGTGGGGCTTCTTTGAGCATCTTGATTTTCTCCGCAGGATTTGGAACCTCAAGGACGGCAGAAGCCCACCGGCAAAAGGATTTTATCGCGGTAAGCTGAGAATTGGCTGTTCGATTGGAGCAAGAGACCAAAATGGAATCGACGTACGCAAGGATGTGAGCGGGCCTAATTTCGGTGAAGTCAGAGGGCACAAACCTGGCAAATCGCGCCAGCGTGGCGGCATAATGCTGCTGAGTACGCGCAGTGTAACGCCTTGCGTGATAGTGGAACCTAAGTAGTAGCAACTTCAGTTTGCAAGGCATTACTGCGAATTCTATCGCCTTGTCGCCTTTTGTCAAACCCATTCTCGCGGGCGTAATTCAGTGGTAGAATGTCAGCTTCCCAAGCTGGTACTCCACCTGAAACCTCCGGTTTCCCACTCCCTGTAATCACAATTCTATCGTTCCGACCCTTCTCTGTCAAGAAAAAAGTAGGTATGAGTTGCGGGGGGGCATTTGGGTAGCATAGCCGGGTTGTGCCCGGTATGGGGCTCCTTAAAATCGTGGTGGCATCCGCAACTTGGCGGCGGGGCGGCACGACAGCTTCCGGCCCTGAGCCGGAATCCCGCCCCGTTGCAATCTTTTTTCATCTACTCCTCCTCCGAAGCTGCGGTAGCCGCCTTGCCGCAGCTTTTGTCACGGATGAATTGCAAGGAGGCTTGCAATTCTTTGACTGGGGCAGCGCGGGTGTTCCTGTAAAACGAGTTGGTTCTGTTTCCGGTGTGTTGCCGGGCCGTGCTGCCCCATATATGAAAACAAGGAGAAAAACGATGACTGAACGAGAATTAAGAATCGTTGACCGTTTGAAAGCAAACGCAATGCCATTCGCGCTTTGCACCCCAGAGGAGCAAGAAGTTTTCAAGCAGGTCGGGCCAGAGAATTGTATTGTTCTGACCGGCATTGAACGCGCGACAGGATGGGCGAAGGCGAAGTGGGGGCAAGCTACGAGCTTTTTTCCCGCTCACACTTTCCGGATCAAGAAGGATTACCAGCCGGAGTCGGAGATTGAGCGGTGCCGGGTGTGGCCACCAAATGAATGTTACACTTTTTGCCACTATCGCCGCACTGGGGAGGGGGAGCAGGACCTGGCAGCCGCCCTCCCGGACCCGGACTTTATGGGGTTTGAATACGAAGATGGCAAAACGCGCTGCATTCCGCGTTTGCTGCCAGCCAAGGATAACGAGCCCGCACAAATCCCCGTGGCAGTGCTGTTCAGGAGACGAAAATGAAAAAGCTAATAAGCACAATTTCAGCGGCTTTTATCGCCTTGCTCGCCTGCCCGGAACATTGGCTCGGCGGGGCGGTGGCGGTATCGGCGGAGCATAACTTGTCGGACCTGTTGGACGCCATCGCTGAGGTCGAAAGCGGCGGCGATCCCAACGCTTACAACGAGGCCGAGAACGCGGCGGGGCTATATCAAATCCGGCCTATCTATGTCAAGGATTGCAACCGGCTCTGCGGGTACAACGAGTTTTCGCTTGCTGACCGATACAACCCCGACCGCGCGCGAATGATGGTAGCGGTGTATCTCAAACATTACGGCAACGGCAAGGGCCTTGAAGCTATGGCTCGAATACACAACGGCGGGCCGACAGGACACACAAAGGAAGCGACCAAAGCATACTGGCAGAAAATCAAAGCAGTTATGGAAGGAGACAAAAATGAGAATTAAGAAAATCACATCCCAGTCACGACGCGATTTCTCCGCTATCTATGAATGCGAACACTGCGGACACGAGTTTGAGAGTAGCGGTTATGACGATAGCTACTTTCACCGAAACGTCATCCCAAAAATGCACTGCCCTAAATGCGGCAAAACGGCTGGCCCTGATTATCAACCACGAGCCACCCGATACCCGGACAGCCTGACGGTGTAAGAAAGGAAGGTGCAAAATGAGCCTAACTCAAGCTCAAATTGAGCGAGCCAACAAAATTAACGCACAAGTTTCTTGGCTAAAAGATTGGGGCGACCGCGTGAGCGCGAAAACCGGCCTGTGCCACGCCGCGCTCTGTGAATCCGTCGCCGAATACTGTGGTGAGTCCGGCAACGAAGGGCCGAGCTTGGATTTGATAGAGACGGCAAGGCTATGGGAGAACAACCCGGAGCAGATTTTTGAGTACATCGAGGAAAGCGGAAAATGGTGCAAACGCCCGACAAGCGGCTGTTTGCGGTACTGCAATATGTGGCGGTCGGGCTGTTTTGCGGAAAGGAAGGTGCAAAATGATACCCGAACAGAACCTTGAACAGCCCGCCCCCGTGGTGGTGGGGCAGTGTGAATTTTGTGACGGCGAGATACAGATTGAAGCGCGCGAGTGCGCTGGCTGCGAGAGACAGGCCTGCTCAATCTGCGCCGATGATTTCCGCTACTGCGATATCTGCAACCAGCGGTTTTGTGATGAGTGCATAGAGGCCACCGAGCCCCTCACGGTCTGCGGCAAATGCCTGGGCGAAATGAACAAGTGGTGGGACGCACGGAAACTGGTCCTGGATAGCTTGTGGCACATCCACAACAAGACGGAATGCAGTTACACACGGGGCTATGCAGGGACGCTGTTAATCACGCTCGACAAGGAGCCAAAATGAAAACCACCAATAAACATAACTTGCCAGAAGCGATTTACAGGGCCGTTTCCAAAAACTATCCACTGGACCCCGACAGACTATCCGTGACTCACCTCATCGGCCCGCCACTGATAAGACAATTAATGATAGAGCGCTGGGACGAACTGGAAGAAGATGCGTCAGAGAAACTCTGGATGCTCCTCGGAAGCGCGATGCACTACATCCTCTCGTTAAACGCAGACGGGATTGTAGAGGAAAAGTTTGAGTATGAAGTCAACGGGATAACCGTAGTTGCGAAAATCGACCTGTATATCCCGCGCCGACAACTTAACGGCACAACATGCCCCGCACAGGTTTGCGACCATAAAACCAAAACCATTTGGGGTCACATCCTCGGCGACGCAAAAGAAATCGAAGCTCAATTAAACTGCTATGCCTGGGCTGAACGGCTCTACGGACGCCCCGTCGATGAATTGTACGCCAACGCCATACTCCGCGACCACAACAAGCGGCAAGCACAAAGAGAGGCAGATTACCCCCCGATTGCCTTTGATACCTATCCCGTGCCGCTGTGGGACTTTGAAACCCAACAAAGGTACATCGAAGAGCGAGTAGCGTTACACCTTGAGCCCGCCACCGAATGCACACCGGAAGAAAAGTGGGCCAGGCCAACACGATACGCCGTAAAGAAGGGCAAAAACAAAACAGCGATGCGAGTCAAAGGGCTAGACACCTACGAAAAAGCCCAAGCCTACATCGACAAGCTGCCAGAAAGCAAGAAAAAGGGCACGTGGATAGAAGCCCGCCCCGGCGAATTCACGCGGTGCAAAGACTACTGCCCCGTCAGGTCTGTTTGCCCCTACAACCACTATCGGGAGATTGAAAATGGCTAATTTCCTATGCCCGAAATGCGGCGAATTTATGCCCCTACAATTTGCCTGTAATACCAAATGGGGCTTTATGTGCCAGGACTGCGAACAACGAATGTTAGGGCACAAGAGGATTAAGCGGCTCGGCAGGGCAAGACGCCAAACAGAACATCGATTAACGGAAATGCCAAGATGAGCGACCCGGAGTGCCAGCGTGTTGGCAACTTCGTGGCCGATTTATTGAAAGGAAAAGAAATGGGACTTGTTGCAAGCCAGAAAAATGGTGGCTCAAGCGAACCTATCGAGGCCGGATTGTACCAGGCTGTATGTTACGCGGTGATTGACATCGGAACCCAGTACAACGAGCGGTTCAATAAGTACAACCGCAAGTGCGTGATTATATGGGAACTCCCCGACGTGAGAATTGAGATTGACCGGGACGGGGACAAGCTCAACCTGCCCCGCGCCCGGTCGAAACGGTACACAATTTCTCTCCACGAGAAATCCAACCTCTATCAAGATTTGGTAAGCTGGCGGGGGAAGAACTTCACCGGGGAAGAACTCGCGGGGTTCGATTTGTTCAACATCGCAGGCAAGAACTGTATGCTCAATATCGTCAACGAGCAAAAAGGTGATAGAACCTACGACAAAATCTCCGGGGTGGCCAAGTTAATGAAGAACCTGGAGCCCAAAGACCCTGAGAACCCGGTGGTTACTTATTCAATCTCCGACCACGGAACGAACATCCCGGAGAACGTACCGGACTGGGTAAAACACGAAATCAAGCAGTCGGAGGAATGGAAGAGGCTAACGGAAAAGTCCGCCCCCGACAACCCCCCGGCAACTGATGAAACTATCCCCGACGACGAAATTCCTTTTTGAGGCGTGATATGGAAATCACAAAAGTAGCAAACCGAATACAAAAAATCATTCAGGCAATCGGCGAAGAGCGAAGGGCTCTCCGGGACGCCGGGCAAAAAAAGGCCAAAGCCATCTCAAACTACGACCGGGCGCTCCAGATAAAGATTATGGAGCTCTCTCAAGGAACAGCAAAGGACGATAACGGCGAGCCCGTGCCTAAGCCACCAGCAAGCTATACAGAGAAAATAGCCAAAGGCTTATGCTGGCAGGAGAGATTGGAACTGGAACAGGCAGACGGGGCGTACAAGGCCGTCATTAGCAACCTGGAGGCGCTCAAGGCCCAGTTGAATGGATACCAGTCAATTTTCAGGCATCTGGAGGAAACATAATGGAACCCAAACACACACCGCTACCGTGGTTCAATGAGACCGAGTGCCTAATACCCCGCATATACGGGCCAGGCCACTGTCCGGTAGCATCAAGCAACATTCCCATCAAAGAAATTGACGAGGCCAACGCCGAGTTTATCGTCCGCGCCTGTAATGCTCATTATGAGCTTGTGGAGGCACTGGAGCAAGCTATGGGGTGGGCTGCTGGCTACCCGCTCAAAGGCCCCGGCAATAGCGCTGATAGGATTGTGGCTGAACAAGTGTACAGGCAAGCCGAAGCCGCACTCAAAAAAGCAAAGGGCACGGAGGCTCGGTGGAATATCTCAGAATAAAAAACTGGGAGAAGTTCCAGCAATATCGGGACAGAGAACCCAAGTGGATTAAGCTCCACAGGGCACTTCTCCGCAACTACGAGTTCAACAAATTACCCGACACCACTAAGGCGCACCTCATACTTTTGTGGCTCCTGGCGGCGGAGCTGCACAACCAAATCCCCCTCGATAAGGACTGGATTAAGTCTGAAATCAAGGCAAAAAGCAAAATTGACTTCGATGCGCTCGTAAGTGCCGGTTTTATAAGCATATACAAACAAGAGGGAGAGTCTGTACAGAATTGTACAGAATTGTACATAGAGAAGAGAAGAGAAGAGAAGAGAAGAGGAGAGGGAGAGCCCCCCAAAAAGCGATTTCTTAACTACACTTTACTGACTGAAGAAGAACACCAAAAACTCATTAACCAGTTGGGTGAAAAGCTCACCACTGAATACATAGAAAAAGTGGATAGTTATGTGGGGTCAACTGGCCGCCGGTACAAAAGTCATTATATGACAATTTTGTCCTGGTGGCAAAAAGACGGCAAGCCGGGCAGCTCGAAAGTAAAACCCCCCGACCGTGAGGCCCAGCGTCGCCGGGCTGAAATCCTGGCAGAAAGCAAGGGACGTGATGATTGAAAATGCGAGCGTTAATAAAATCCGAGGATGGGGAAAGCGGGAATGCTGGCACGTCAGTCCGACTGGCAACCACGTGCGGCTTGGCAACTACGTGCAGCTTGGCAACCACGTGCGGCTTGGCAACTACGTGCAGCTTGGCAACCACGTGCGGCTTGGCGACCACGTGCGGCTTGGCGACGGCGTGCAGCTTGGCAACCACGTGCGGCTACCGGTGTACGGGTCGGCAACATACCAAATGCACTGGTATGCGCCTGGAATAATTAGAAGTGGGTGTATTGTGAGGCCATGCGGTTGGTGGCAAGAAAATGTAAGAAGATGCGCGGAAGAGCACGGTTATACGAACCAGCAACAAGATGATTATGCTTTTTACGTAGACCAAATCATTCGGTGGGAAAAACAGATGGGCAATAGGCTTGGAAAGCGAGGGGCCTGATGAATAAGCCTAAAATGAATGAGATTAAGCGGTTAGAAAAGGCACGAGACCATTTGCTAACCCCGTTGGCTATCTGCGTGCGCGATGACCGGCGAGACGCCGCATTGAAAGCGATTACAGAGGTCGACCGCGCCATCGCCGAGCTTGAGCCTAAGCCGCCGGTGGAAAAGGGCGGGATTTACAAGGTGGTGGGAAGGGGTTGGCCGTTAACACGGCATCTGTGCGAAGTCGAAAAGGTAGAGGAGGCGCGCTGTCTTGGGAGCCTGTACCAGGTAGCAAGTACGAGCTCCGAAGTGCGGTGGTTTTGCTACAACGAATGGACCTTCACGCGCCTTGTCGAGGCCCCCGATGCAGGCAGATAGGATATACACAGGCATTAAATTCTTTGGGCGGAAGGTCTTTGTCGAAGGCTTCGGCGATGAGGTAGCGGACGCGGCGTTGAAGCAGCTATTTTATGACAGCTACACGCGGACAAGGCCGCTGGAAATGCGTCGGCCCGAGTCGCAGATAGTGTTGGAAGCGGCCAAAAAGCAGAAGGGGCTGTTTGAATGAGGGACGAACAACTTTATTCGTTAGAGGCCGAGGCTTACGTCCTGGGCGCGATGATAATCGAGCCGGAAATAATAGGCAAGGTCATTCAGTGCGTCACAGAAGATGACTTCTACCGCGCGGAGCACAAGATTATCTGTATGGCTCTTGGGCAGATGTTCATTGAAGAAAAGCCCATCGAGGGGCCGTCTCTGCTGAACGAATTGAAAACACGGGGCGAGCTTGAGATGGCCGGGGGAGTTGAATATCTCCAGCAGTTATTCGACTCGATGGTTGGTTCGGCGTCGTGGGAATACTATACAAAAATAATCAAAGACAAGTCCCAGTTCCGCCAGCTCGTTAAGAACGTCAACGAAATGAAGCGCATTCTGGCAACGCCGGGCGAGGTGGGCGACCAGGCCCGCCAGGTACAAAGTTTGGCTCTTGGTGTAAAGCAGGACGAAGAGGGCGTGATGAGTATAGCCCAGGCTATACAGGCCTACAAGTCGCAGGAGGAGTTTCGGGTAGTCCACCCCACGGGCTTAAGAGACATTGACCGTATCATCGAAGGCATAGGGCCGGGCCAGTTTGTGGTATTGGCCGGGCGGCCGTCAATGGGTAAAACTGCTTTAGCGGTGCAGATTGCCATTGGCTGGTCGAAGAACAACATTTCAGTAGTTCTTTTCACGCTGGAGATGACCTGCGCGGAGCTTGCCGGCAGGGCTTTGAGGGCGGAGGAAGAACAAGGGCTTGTCCCCCTGCCTTTGACCTTGCACCAGAACGCCGAGACGCCTGATAGTCAGTATGCATATTCCAAAGTCTCAAAATGCGACGCGGTGGTTGTTGATTACTTACAGCTAATGAACAATGGGAAAACATCAGAGTCCCGCCAACAGGAGATAACCACTATCTCCCGGAAATTAAAACGAATGGCCGTGTCCCTGAATATTCCTGTTATTGCTTTGAGTCAATTGAACCGCCAGCCCGATGTTCGGGAAGACCATCGGCCGAGAATAAGTGATTTAAGAGAGTCGGGGAGTTTGGAGCAGGACGCGGATAAAGTCCTCTTGGTTTACCGGGAAGATTATTACAGGAAAAAGAAAGACCCGGGCGCAGAGCCTGACGGCTGCGCTGAAGTAATAATTGCCAAGAACAGAAACGGAAGGACTGGAGTTGCGCAATTAGTATTCGTTGACGAGCGAGTGAAATTCTATGACAGGAGCCAGATATGAAATGGAAACCGAAAGTAGGCGAGAAGGTGTGGCGGGCCGGTTGCAAGCCGTGGACAGTTGTTTCGGTCACTGAAGAGCCGCAGGTGCAGTTGTATAGCGATGGGCTGTCGCAGACAGTTCCGCTCTCCGCCATTCGCCCCGCCCACCCCATCAAGGGGCGGATATACAGGGCCAAGCTTAAGCGCAACGATGAACTTTGCAGGTACGGTAAGGTTTCATTGGACGAAAGGCCGGGGGTTTGTTGGTTGCGGTACGACGGAACCTTCCACAAGGTGTCAATTGACGATTACGAATGGACGGAGCTTGTGCCAAAGGATGGCCAAAACGAACAATGATTAAAAAGCTGAAAGCTCGTATCTGTGAGTATATATACACACAGATATAACGGAGACCAACGGCACGGATGGCAAAAAGGAAAAAGACTGCAATCAAGGAAACCATAAGAAGGAAATTCAGTGAATATGTGCGGCGAAGAGATGCGCTTGAGTATCAGAATGAATGCCCCGAAACACCGGCTTCTTATTGCAGATGCTGTGTCTGCGGAACAGTTCGCCCCTGGAAGGAATTTGACGCGGGGCACTGGATTGACCGAAGGTTTGAACCCACAAGATTTGCCAAGAGGAATGTACACGCGCAATGCCGGAAATGCAACCGCACAAGCAACCCCGAAATCAAAGACAAGTACCGGCTATTTATTGAAAATAAATACGGCCTCACGGCCGCCGCAGCCCTTCGTAAAAGGGCGGGCAGGTTGGGCTTCTGGAGACCCGGACGCCTGGAGCGCGTCGAAAGGGCCGTTGACAATATGCTGAACAAGTTAAAGAAACAGACTTTTTGAAAGAGCGCACGATGAAAGAAGAACTCCAAAACGAGCTTGCGGAGCACGCAGAAATGGGCCGAGAGGGGATATTGAGGGCCGTGGAGTTTTTGAAAACGCAAGCCCCGGAAGTTGTTAGAGAATTGCTGTGGTACAAGGGGATTGAGGCAGCCTTTTGGGTTGTTTTCTGCGGTTTTTGTTTGTGGGTGATGTGGTTTCCGGTTTGGCGCAGAATGCCGGGGTGGTGCAACGACCGGAACGGCTGGGACAGGGTGGAGGTCGGGCCGCTACCGGAACTTGTGTGGGGAGCCGCTTCCTTGTTCTTCCTTCTTCCCGGCTTGGGATATGGGTTTGATGTACTACAAATCCTCATTGCCCCCCGTGTGTACCTAATCGAGTACGTTAGCAATTTGGTTAATTAACTTTTGAAAGGACGCAAAATGAACGGCGAAAAGAAATGGTATCAGAGCAAGGGCGTATGGGGCTCGATTATCGTGGTGCTTGTAATGCTGCTACGAATGTTCGGGCACGAAGAAACAGCAGGCCAAATCGAAGCGGAATCCGAAGGTATCACGCAGTGGGCTCTTGAGGTTGTAGGGCTCGTTGCGGGTCTCCTGGCTTTTTGGGGCCGGATAACTGCGGACTCAAAAATCGGGGGTGGCAGCAATGATTAAAATGATTGCCGCCATCGCAGCGGCCGTGGCCGCGCTGGTGGGACTGTTCAAGTGGTACGTCAACCCGAAGCGCAAAAAGAAGAGCGACCTTGAAGATGAAATCGACGAGGCGCGGAAAACCCCATCAAGGCTTACGCGGTGGCTCGATAAGGCAAGGCGGCTTGTGCTGGTGTTTGCGATTTTGCTGGCAGGTTGCACACAGCAGATTGTTCTGCACCCCATCGAGCAGGCGGACATTATTAAAGTTGAGCAGGGCCAGACTATCACCGCGCCAAAGGACGGTTACTACTTAAGCGACGAGTACGTTGAGGGCGTTATGCAAGTAACAGTTGAATAAGGAGCTTTTTATGGCCAAGGAACTACCCAAAAAGATTTACGGCAGGCACGGCGGCCCTATGGACGATGTGCTGTTTGAGGCCGACCCCGACCCTATGTTCTTCGTTAACGACGAGGAGCCCGCAAAGGTCGGCATTTACATTTTGAAAGGCACAGCCACTATCAGGGCCAGCGCAGAAGTTAAAGAGGATTAAGGACAGCCCTGGGCCACGGAGGGCCCGCTTTTTAGGAGCTTGAAATGAAGGTGCAGATAACGAGGGATGAAAATGACGTGCAGGGCGATTGGGAGCTTTGCGTCTGGCCCTCTTCTGTAAAGTTGGAAAAGAATTCTGCTGCTTGGAATGATGCATCGGGAGAACGGGTCTTGGCTTTGGGACAAATGTGGCCGGAACTGTTCGTGGCCCTTGCGGGCAAGGCGTTTCCGCGTGGCTCCAAAGGAACCTACGAAATCACTATCAGGAAGGTGCAAGATGACTGAAAAAGAGCTAAGGCAAAGGTTGGCGAAGTTGCCCGATATAGCCTTAACAGACTTATATGAATGTTTTGGCCCTATTGTCAACAGGAGCAAGATAATCAGGGCGGTTCTGGGTACTTGGAAGGAGAGCGAAAGAATGCGCCGGGTAGTAGAAGAAGAATTAAAAGGCTGGGAACGTGAGACAAAGGATTGACATCCAGCGCGAGATAGCCTGGCACGACAGACGCATAAGGGACCTTGAAGGCGAGCTCGTGAGAATGAGGCTCGAAGAGAACGAACGCCAAATGGACAAGACAATACAAGGAAAGGCGAAGCTGGTGAGGCTATTAGGCTTTTCAGGCAGGATACATTCGGGCAAGACGAGCGCGGCGAAACACACAATAGCAAGGCTGCGGGCCAAGGGCCACAAGGTTGCCGAGATAAATTTTGCCGACCGGTTGAAGGAGCTTGTGCTTGAGTTGTTTGTGCCAGTGGAATGGGACTGGATTCTGTCTGACCTTGAGAAAAACAAAGGTATGGTACTCCCCTGTGGGATGACCGTTCGCCAGACCTTGCAATGGTTCGGGACTGATGTTTGCCGCGAAGAGTGGCAGGACGTTTGGGTCAATGCGTGGAGGCGGCGGGTCCAAGAAGCGGAAGAAGGCGGTGTTGACTACGTCATTGTCTCCGACGTGCGCTTCCCCAACGAGCTAAAGGCCATACAGGATATGAGCGGGAAGGTGATTAGGTTCTTAAGGGCGCCTCATTTGGATGACCAGCACGAAAGCGAAATAGCATTGGACGAGATAGAGATAGGGTCCTTGAGGACAGTTTTCCAAGACACACAGCGCTACGTGCGCATTGCCGTTCCGAGAGAGGGGATACAGGAACCGCACTTCGGCGCCCTGATAGACAATACAAATATGTCTCTCGACGAAAAAAATAAAGCCGTATGGAAACTGGTAAAGGAAAGGAAATGGATATGAAGCGCATCGAAGGGCTATGGTATTTTGCACACCCCCACACCGCCAAAGACGCCAATGGCAATTATGTGCCCGAAGCGGAAGAAGCGAACTTCCGGCTGTGTAATTACCGGGCAGCGGTGTTGTTACAATTAGGATACAACATTTATTCGCCTATCAGTCATAGCCATCCCATCCACAGGGCATCGCCGACATTTCTGGCGCGCCACGAGCACGAGATGTGGTACGAACTTGATAACGAAATGATTGTTAAATGTGACTTCAAGGGCGTTATTCTTGCTCCCGGCTGGCAGCACTCAAAGGGTTGTGACGGAGAAAAGAAGGCCTTTGAAAAACTCGACAGGATTGTCAAGTTCTACGATGATATTGTGAATGCCAATATCAAAAAGGATATGGTGCTTGGCTTGCTTTCTCAAATAGAGGCAATTTCTTAAATAGGAAAATGGGGATAAATAAGAAGGGAGCAGAACGATGAATGAATTTGGTTTTAAGTTGCTGGCTATAATGTCTATGGGCTGCTTGTTGGCAATGCTCTTGGGCTTCCTGTTCAGCTTGCCCGGCTGTGGGCGTGACATTGTGCAAGAGCCGGAGCCTCGGAAGATTAGAGCCGCTGAGGTGCAGGAAGTGTATCTGACGAACATAGAGACGGGCAACAAGGCGTTAGAGCCTGCCTATTTCAACACAGCCACCAACGAATTTAACTGGACGCCGGGGCTTATGGACGAGGGCGTTTACAAGTGCGAAGTGAACGCGGCCGGGGATACTGAGGTTGTAACAATCACCGTCAATGACGGCGGCGCGCCGAGCCTTGCGGAATTTTTAGAGTACTACCCGCACGAGCGGAATTTAATTGATTATGCCAGAGAAGCCAAAGATTGGGAGAGGCCGTAATGGACAAGCGAAAATTGCGCGTCGGTGATGTCGTAATTGGTGAATATGGCTTTTGGGTTGTAACGGCGAGAGCAAGGACGGGCTCGTGCCTTGCGGCTCCTTTAAGTTGTGTGAAAAAGAGAAGCAACTGGGGAACGATGGGTGTTGTTACAAAACAGGAAGTGAACGAAAACGACATCCTGTTCAATCTCTGCGAAAACAAGTGGGCCAACTTCGGCGACGAAGATTTAACCGAGCGACTGGTAGTTAGAGCGACAGAAGAAAAGAAGGAGAGGCCGTAATGAAAGGCGCACAGCGGTATGACGGCGAATGGTTTGATATAAGCGTGTTAGACCAACACTACATTGTCTGCTGTGATTGTGGGCTTGTCCACGAAATAGATTATGCGATTGTCAAGGACGATAACCACGTCCTGTTGAAAATGCGGCGCGTCGATAAGGCCACAGCACAACAGCGCAGCAAGAAGGAATGCAGGGCCAGCATTAAATCCATCTATCAGAAACTGTTCAAGAAAAAGAGGCCGAAATGAACGAGCTAAGCACACCGGGGCAATATAAAAGCCCCTATCAAAACGCCGACACAAAGGAATACACGCCTGAAGAGGACGCGCTGCTTCAGCATATTCTGGCTTTTCGCAAGCGCAACGGGATGCGATGCCTGTCGGCCACACAGACCTTGGTGGTAGTAAAGGACTTTTACGTCCCGATGATACAGGCCGCCAAGATGCTGGCGTATTCCGTCTTGAGTCCCGGCGCTGTCAAGAGCGAGGACGATATAGAACTGGCGAGAGAAATTGCAGAATGGGACTGACCTGTGAGCAATGCCACAAATACCCCGTGGGCGTGGTAGTGCCTGTTGTTCGCTATGGGGCTATTGAAAGATATAAAAGTTTATGTCTTGTATGCTGGATGAGAAACCACGGCAAGGACATAAGAGCCAGAGAAATTGAAGAGAGCTATGAAAGGATGCTGAATGCAGATAATCGACAGGGAAGTTGAGTGTGAGTCTTATTCTCACGTTACCACTTTGTTCCCCATTGGAGATGTTCATATCGGAGCTTTTAACTGCGCAGAGAACCACTTGAGGGCTTTTGTGAACTACATTAAAAAAACCCCCAACAGCTTATGGGTCGGGGGCGGGGATTACTGTAATTGCATTACGCCAAAGGATGTCTCCCGTTTCGACGCGCGGGGCCTTGCCGACTGGATACTTGAAGGCGATGCGCAGACAATAAAGGAAACGCTTACCGATATAGCCCGTCAGGAGCGCAAAAGATTTGAGGATGTGGTACTGCCAATCAAGGAAAAATGTCTTGGTTTGATTGAGGGCAACCACGAAGCTGAACTGATGAAGCGCTCCCACAATGCGCATCATTATATGATGTGCGATGAAATGGGAACCCCGAACCTTACGGACTGCGCTTTTATCCGCCTGAGATTCAGGTTAAAGAAGAAGGGCACGAAGTCCAGCGGGGCCACCGTGATAATCTTTATCACCCACGGCTGCGGCGGGGGAAGAAGCGAAGGCGCAGAGCCAAACCATCTTGCCAAGTTAGCCAAATCCTTCGAGGCGGATATTGTCCTTAGAGGACATTCCCACACCTTTGATATAAGGCCCCCGGAAATCAAGGTCTATATTCCGCGCAAAGGAACTCTGCCCGATGAATGTATGCACAAGGAAATAAGGAAGGGAAATTGGGGCTGCTGGCTGAAATCCTACGCTGTGGGACCCCCTACTTATGACTCCCAAAAGACCTACCCCGCCAGACCCTTACAGGCAATGGAAATCAAAATCAAGCCCTTCTGCCATAGAAAAATGAAAGTCTGCGGCCGAGAAGTTACTCGCCAGGAGTCCTTAATCAAAATGCAGGAATGCCCCTACGAGATGGATGAATAGGAGAAAGAAATGAACAGGGATGTGAAAATACGGGCTTATAGCAAGACAATCCCCAAGCTCTACCGGCAGACTTATGTTAAGGCCTGCACAACAAACAGCTTGCGGAAGGCGGTCAACGCTAAATGCCTTGATTGCACTAACTACCAGCGAATTGAAATCAGAGAGTGCCCGGTAATTGACTGCCCGCTGTGGTCTCATCGGCCCTACCAGAATGGCCGAGAATCTGATAAGTCCCCCGATTTGGGGTAGTTTAGAAATAAACAGGCCTGATTCGTCTCTGGATAGGGTAAATTCCTCAAGCCGTTCCCAGACAGGCTATATTTGGCCCTTAAAACGGCTGCTGAAAAGAAAAAAGCCCCCAACCCGGAGGCTGGAGGCTTTCAGAGAAAGGAGATTTTATGAACGGAATAATAGCCAGCTTATCCCGCTTAACACAGCCCCTCCCACGGCTGTAAAAACGCCCATTATGAGCTTGATGTTTCTTGAATTAGCATTAACTTGACTTTGTAATGACTTTCCATTATTATCTATGAAGAGCTTGGTCTTGATTTCCTTTACTTCTTTGCGGGTTTCTTGGAGCTCCCTGAGGAGCATATTCTCAAAATCAGGTTGTGAGGACATTTTTTTCTTGACCTTGGTTGGGGAAAAGGGTAAAATTTAGGTTATGGAGACTATTGAAAAAGAACGGCAATTTCTGGGGCGATTGGCGGTAGAAGCTGGCACGAAACGGTCAAACGAAAGTATCGCCCGGACCATACAAGAACAAGAGGAGCGGGATGTTTGGCGCTATGTGAAGAGGCGCTACTGGTTCACTGGGTTGATGTTGTTTATTGGTGGCTTTTGTTTGGCGACAATTTTCTTCGCTCCTGGTACCGCTGCATTTCTTCTTGGCGTGCTTTTCCTTTTATTTTTGCTCGTGCCGTGGTCTTTGCTCTAAGAATTGCACCTTCCAGATATTTGCGCTTTGCCTGGTCGGGCATTTTTCCCCACGCGGGAGCGTTAAGCGTCCGGGAAAGCTCGCGCGTCAATTGAGACGTTGTTGACTTGATATACTCTTCGTATCGCTTGTCGTTTAGCGACCATTCGCCGAGTGTCTTGCTCAATCCGCCGATGGGTACTTTGAGTCGCTTAAGTTCTTCCTGGGCCTTTTTCGGAAGTTTTTTTTGCACCTGGACACCGGCCTCAAGTTGTTCGGCTTTCAATTCCGCCAACAGGGGAAATTCCTTTCTATCGTATTCCGCTTCGCGGCGCAATTGCTCCAAGCCGGGGAATTCGCGCTTTAACATCACTTGTTCATCGGGGCCTAAATCGTCCCACTCTTCGCCGAATGTTTCCAAAGCAAGCCCGTCCTGCTCGTGGGACAACACGCCCCATTTGCTTTGCTCCCAAGTCTGTACGCCCGCGCCGAAGAAGGCCAATGCAGAAGCGGCCACCTTCATTCCCGCGCCGTCCAAGCCTTGATATCGAATAGCATCCACTACATCCTGCATAAACATTGGAGCGGTGCGTTCCCAGATTTGTTTTGGGATGTTTACTTCTTCCAGCTCCATCGTCTCGCCGATGGGCGTTTCCCCGGCCTTAATGTCCCAGAGCAAACCGGCCGCCGGGGACATTTTCATCCGCAGGAACCGGGTTAAAATGTCGCCCCATCCGACTGGGTATATTTTCCCGGTACTGGTGGACTTTGCTTGTCCAGTGGCTAATTGTGCTACCAGGCGCGCTATTTGTTGGTAGCCAGCCCAGAAATCCAGTCGGGTATTGCCAACTTTTACCTTGCCGAAATCCGAACTTCTTGGGTCCGTCTCAACTTCCGCGCCGCCCATTTTCGCAAGGGCCAGCCCGGTAGCGCCTGCGCCCACAAACTTCACAAGGTCGCGGGCAATTACTCTCCTTGCGGGCGCGTTGCCAAGACTTGCAAAAGCGTCATAAATCACTTGCGGCCGGGATATCTGGTATCGCGGGGAAAACATAAGAGCGTTCATTTCCGTTGCAAGCGACTGGAACTTCCATAGCGAGCCCCTTCCGGTGGCGTGATTCAAGAATTGGGCCAGCTTTGTATAGGCCTGGGGGTTTTTGTCAAAAGTTATCCCCGATAATTGCCAGCTGCGAGCAACGTCATCAAAGACGTTTATACGCAACTGGTTGGACATCGTAGTAAAAGTGCGCTCGGACCATTTTACTCCGGGTATCCATTCCGCAAGAGAGGAATAAAACTGCTCTTCCCTCGTTGGGAGCGTGCTCGTAGGCGCGCCAGTTAGCCCCCATTCCGTTATTTCTAATCCGGCCTTTCGCCTCAGCCCGGCGTAGCGACTGTTCTCCGCCATATCTTCAAGGTAGCGGGCGTAGTTTTTGCCCTTTTCGCCGAACCTCGCAGCCTTCAGCATTCGGCCAAAGGATTTTATCCATTGCTTGGGATGGCCCGGAGCGAGAATAATCCCCTGTCTTAGAGGAAAAGATAAATCCATCGACGCCAATGTCGCGCGCGGCAAATTAAGTGCATTAAACAGCCCCTCCCACGCCTTTGCGCTTAAGGGCCGTTTACCCAGAAGTGCCTTGGCAATGCCGGAACCGAAATGCTTCTGCAAAAGGTCGATTTCGCCGCGGGTGGGTAGTTCTCCACTGAATACCTTCATCAGCGCATCAATGGTGTTGCGATACCGGAAATGCGGCATATTGCTGTTGCGCACAGAAGCCATTAAATAATACTGGTCAACCGCGTTTATGGCGGGGGCCTCAAAATCCGGAACAGCATATTCGCCTTTTAACGCACCCCGGCTTCGCAAAGCTCCCTCTTTGGGAGAGCCGGTATATCTAAGCTTCTCGGCTATTGCAACCCTGCGGGCCTTTTCTTTGGATATTAACTTTTCTCTTTGAGGGCGTAGCCGTTTTGCTTTTTTTACCGAGGCGACGAGTTTATTAAGAGCGCCTTTCGTCCTTTTCGGTAATTGCGCGGCCGTATCCTGAAGGCTAGTATTCATAAGAATAGAGCGCGCATTGGCCGGGTGCATTCCCTGAATCTCTATTGGCCTGAATCCGCGCTTTCGTAAGGCTATTTTTTCCGGGCGCGTGAGGCGCTGTATTTTCTCAATAACGGATTTGCCCTTATGGTAGGGCCTTGCAAGAGCGGCTCGCTTGGCCGCGCCAGCGCCTAACATTATTGTTTCGGCGGCGACATCTACAACCGGCGCGTACCATTGAGCTGCTTTCTTGCGCGTCAACGGTTCATACCAGCTGCGAGCCATTGCCTCGCCGAGGGTGGGGGATTCCTCCGCCATTCCGGGCCACGGAACGAGCGCCTTCGCCCCGCGCACCCGTTCGGAAACGCCCTCTTTACTCACTTGCGCCAGAATCACATCCAGTGCGGTTTCGAACGAAGGCTCTTTAAGGAATTCAGAGCCCCGCTTCATTTGCGTCTCAAGGGCCGACAGGCCTGTTATAGCTTTATTCGCCCGCGTGATGGGAATTGCCGCTATGTCAATCGCCTTTTTGGTAGGCCGAAGCCCTTCCATATAACCCCATCCGCCAGTTGGCCCTTTGCCTGTGGGGGGTTCGGAAGGGTCGTGAACCTGTTGTTTGGGGACATAGGCTTGAAAGTCCACTTTCTTCGCAGGCTGAAAATCTATCTTTTTGGCTGGTTTGAAATCAATCACCGAAGCTTATAGCCTTGTTTTAATGCCTCTTCCAAGTCTTGGGCGCTCACATCGCCCGGCGTGCCGTCGGGCGCAATAACCTCAATGCGTTCCCTGTTGAGTATCCTGCCGATGATTTCGCGCTTTCTCAGTTGCGGCAAAGGTGATTTCAGAACAGCACCGATACTTGTGCTGCGTTTGTCGCTTGCCTTTTCTGCTTGGGTTTTTGGGGGTTTGGGTTCCTTCTTGGGTTTGGGTTTCTTTTTGGGTTCTGTGGGCTTTAGCAGGGATGAAATCTCTGCGATTTTTTGCTTTGCCTGATTTGCAAGGTCTAACGTTCCCTGCTCCAGGCTTGTCCTGTAAATATTAAGCCAATAATTGAGGTCATCTTCGAGGGACTTGGGGTCGATTCCCACAGATACACCGCCCTCGCCAACCCGATATGACACATCAGGCTTGCCGAAGGATGGTTTGCGGGAAGAAGGTTTTCCTGAATCCTTTTCATCTCCGCCAAGCACGCCGAGGTTCTTCAGGAATTCCCTGCGGGTCTTGAGCTCTTCCTGCAATCTCTTTTCCTTATCCCGCATCAGCTCCATCTCCAGCATTGTCTTGTCGTGTTGGAGTTGTTCTTGCTGGCGTCTTTGTTTCAAGAGCAGTGCGGTTTTGTAGGCGTTGGCCAGTTTGCTCGACATTTGAGAAACCTGGCCGGAACGGGTCCTTGAGTAAGGTGGGGTTACGTTATAGATAGGCATAGTGTTCTCCAATTACCACGCGGGAGTTGCCAGCCAATTGCCAGCTTGGGAAGCAGCGCTTTCGAGCCAGCCTGAATAATCCCCGCCACCGCCGAGCGCGCTACTAAGTATCAGAGAGGAGCCGATATCTCCCACAACGCTAGGCCAGGACGAAGGTGTTGGGCTCTGGTACAAATACGAAGGCTGATATGTAGTAAGTCCTGTAGCCACCTGAACGGGAAGATTAAGGTCTTCAAGCTGTCTCTGCCATTCCTGTCTCTCGGCTTCGAGTTGTGCCTGCTCCATTGTTCTCGGAAGGGAACCATAGCCAAATGCCGCCTGCATTCTCTGTAATGGCATAGACTCCTCAAAGGCCATTAGCTTCATTGCCTGCGGTATGGCCTCAGCGCGTTCTCTTTCGTACATAGCGCCTAATTGCTGAGCCAAACTACCAAGAGCCTGCTCTTCCAATTCCCCTTCTGTCTCTATTCTTCCTCCGCCGAAGTATTTGTCTCTGGCGGAAGTTTGTGCGCCCAGGCGGTCCTTGGATTCCTCCAGCTCTCTTAAGACATTCTGCCGGAGAGATTGATAATACTGAGACTCAAACGGGTCATATTCGCCCGAAAGGACATCTTCCAATCTTCCTTTGGCCGCGCCGAACAAATTACTTTGCGTGGGCAATTCGCTGCCTAAATATCTATCCAGTGCGCCGAGCCCGAACTCTTCAAATTCGCTAAGGGGCGCAACAAATTCGCCGGGATATGCCTGCCCGGCGCGCGCAATTCGCGTCAGGGCTTTATCGGTGGCCGGGGGCAGGATTTGCTTCAGGGCTTCACGCTGCTCCGGGGTCATTTGCGGGCCGGATACACCGCCACCACCATCGTTTCCCATTGACGCGGCCGCAATGCCACCCCCGGCGACAATCGCCGCTGATACAGGGTCGCCCGCCGAGAAAGGGAGTATCTGGGATAATCGCGGCAATCTATCGGGCGCCCAGAATTCAGTCCATCGGTCAGGATTTCTCAGAAACCATCTGTCTATCATTTTTTACCACCTTCGAGAGCAGGATTCGTTCCTGCTCAAATCCATACTTGCGAGTAAAGCCCTTTGGTTTTCGCCGGGTTGCAAAATACAACTTTTCCACTTTGTTCTTTCCGGCCCATTTGCTAACAGCATCCACCAATTCCTGGCAGACTGTGGGGTATTCCGGGTCAACGTAAACGCCCTGAATCAAAACAAAAGCCGGGAACATCGGGTTTGTTTGTAACTCGGCCGTTAAGACGCCAACCGGTTCATCCTCTTCAATGGCAAGCCAGGCCCCGAAGGTTTCCGTGCCCAGATTCATAGTAAGCCATAAATCCATCTGCTCCGGCGTCTGGTCCAGGTCTTTAATTTTTTGAGTGAGGTTTTTGATGTCCTCTTTCGCTTCGGGCGCGTTGGCATCGACTATCATCTCCTTCTCCTAAAAGACATACACGGTAAGACTGGTGTTCGTGACTGAAGAGTCCAGGGAGCATTTCAGGGTGATTTCCGTATCGGTCCACGTTGAAGAATCCGCGTAGATTATCCCCGCCCTGTCTATTGACGTTACAATGAACCCGGAAGGCGTTCTGCCTAAATGATGAGTAAGTGTAAAATCGGTGTCCGCGCCTACCGTTATAGTAGTTTCAATAGCTTCCGCGCGGCTAAAGGGTATCTGGGCTATCTGGCGGAACGTGTTATCAAGGAATCTTACTAACCGTGAAGCCCATTGGCCCGCCTGCCCCTCAACCCCCTGCGGGGATGGAATGAGCTGGGTGGACTTTAGCCTCAATACAGGAACCCGAACAAATACACGGTATTGCCAGCGGAGCCATTGCCGACGGTGACATCTATTTTGATGTCCACTCCGGCGGCGTAACTCTTCAGGCAAGTGGCGGCATTGGACGACATATCCGGGCCGATTACAGCAACGTCATACTGCGCGTCGATGTTATCAAGCTGCATATCGGCTGCTGCCACGCCGTTTGCCCCGATGAAGTCGTCCCACGATGCGGTCTGGCCCACCGTGAAGTCGGTAGTACCACAATCGGCGGCCGCAACGATAATGACCTTTGTCAGAACACATCGCTTTCCTGTGGGGACAGTGTAAAGTGTGGTCTGGCCGGTAGAGCTAAAATCTACCGTGGTAGTGCTCAACAAGGTATCGGCAGATTCTCTCAAATAGCCCATATTTTCTCCTTATGATAAATAGACGAGTTCCCCGTCGTGGGTCATTATCTCGCCGTTATGGATAGCAAGATAAGTACCCAGTGTGTCGAAAAATGTCGAACTGTTATGCGAAGCATCGGCGTTGTGTTCCGTCTGGAGCCAGGTATTCAATTCCGTGCCCCACGTCCCGTCGCTTCCGCCTTGTGATGGTAAATCAGCCATTAAATCCTCCCTCCGGGGACCCAGTACAAAACGCCCCGGTTAAATTTGAACCAGCCGCTTGACGAATTGTTTCTGAACCTGAAGCGTATCCAGTCGGAATGGGTTCTCAAGGACACCTTCTCGCGCGATAGGGTATTTGCGCTTGAAAGGCTTGACGCCGTTGTCCAGTTTGCTCCCTTGTCAAGGGAATAGTCAACGTCCATCCCGGAGCCGAGCCAGGATACGTCGAGCCTTAGGTTCCACTGCCTTCTGGCAAGGTCGGTGAAATTGAAATCCCTTGTCTCAAAATAACCATCTATTGCCGTATCGTTGTCATTATATGAATCGAAGTTTGTTTCATATATCACCCCGTCTTTGTCCCCGAAAATGATGGTAGGATTAAGCCGGAGCGAATATCTGTCATCGAACTGACCCGTATCGGAGTCCATCGTCCCGGACGCGTCGTCAAATGTCTGCCCGCTTTGCTGCTCGTATTTCCCTATGGCGGTAAGGTAATCACCATAAGAATGGCGAGTCCAGCCCCCGGAGTCATAATGGTAACACCACGCCACATTCGGGTATGTATTATCTCCGTAAGGGACGAAGAGCCAGTATTCTTTTAGCTCCTTAATAATGGCAGCAAAACATCTATCCATCTGCGCGGGGTTGATATTACTTATCAACTGGTCCTTCACGTTCGTTCCTATGGACCGGACGTCTAACCCGTCGAATTCATAAACATCATCGGAGCCGAGAAAAAATACTCTATCAGGAAGGGCCTTTACCGTATGTCCCGCAGCACAGCCCACTCCGTTTACCTTCTGGTCGAAGGCGAAAATATCATTATCCTCGGTGGCGTAACACAGCCAGATACTATTTTCCTTGCATATTACCAAATAATCAGAAGCGAACTTACACGCACCCTTTATCCAGTCCTCACCGGGAAGGTCGTTATAAGAAGCGTTCCCATTGGTAAAGTCATCGGGAGTGGCCGTATCGGACCATCTGGCTCTCTGGGGGTTCCTTGTGCCCGATTCTGTGGTATCCAGTAGGAATAGATGGTTCTTGAACTCAATGACATAACGGGCCTTTACCGATGCCAAATCCTCTACCTGGGTATCATCATTGGGCTTGAATACATAAACGTTATCCACCCCATTGGTAAACACAAACCACGGGTTGGATTCGGTGTTCTTACGAATTGATGTATAACTCAACAAAACATCATCATTGCCGGAAAAGGTAGAGGCGTCCCCGTAAACCCCCGACCCATAAGCCCCGCCGCCGTAAGAGCCCGCCCCTATGCCTCCGTAAATACCGGAGCCGTAAGTGCTATATCCATAAGGGGTACTGGCCTCTACGCTACTGAACAACCTGTCCCATTCCTCGTTTGTGGTATCCCATTTATACGCATTGGACGTAGTGATGGCCAGTAGCCAGCCGTTGCCCTGATAGTCTTTGAAATGATGAGTGCCGAGCACCGACCCGGACAATGAATTTCCTTTGGTTGCATATCCGGTGCGCTTGGCGACATACCCTTCATCCACGTGGATATTCCGGCAGTCGGCCATTTCCAAGTCGCCGATTAAATCGCCGGGGAAATTGTATCTCAGTCCTTTATAGGGAGCTATTATGGGATGGATGTTCATTTCTTGTCGCACCGGTCCGTGGTCATTCTGAAAGAAGGGGTCAAATATTCACCACAGGTTTCATAAGGGAACCACCAGTACCTGTCTTTGTGAGACTCGGTGTAATCAAACCACTTACAGCCCAGATAGAACCCGTAATCACCCACACCCATAGAAATAAACGGACATACAATCCAGTCCGTGTACCATACATCCTTTGGCTCTGCGCCCTGCCAGGGGTTCCCTTCTCCGGGGATAGGACGGACCATAGGGCCTTGACGAAGCGCCAGCTTAATATTCCAGCCCTGACAATCGTCGCATCTGTCCTCGCGGTTGACCCATAAGCCGGTCCTATCAGAAGAAACAGTCATCTGACAGCCGGCGAGAAAAAGTAGTGATGTAAAAATCAGCTTTCGCGTTTGTGGTTCCTAAAAAGGGAGCTATTATGGGATGGGTGTTCACTAAGAGCCCAATTCAACAGCCGATAGAACCCGCGGATACGAACCGCCGTCTTGATATGAAGTACCGCTACTTCCTACGTGTTGCCATTGAACCTTAAATGTATGCGACCCGGAGGAAAGCCCCGATACAATGTATTGCATATTTACGACGTCGCGGGAAGCGGTACTCCCGTAAGCCAAATATTTTTGGGTGCAATATTGATTGCTGCCGTCAACATCAAAGCGCAGCTCGGCCGCGTATTGCAGGTCATCTCTGAATGTTGCGGTGAACGCGAGAAGAACTTTGCCACCTGTGGTTGTGAGTGTCACGGACATATCTGTCATGTCAGCCCACGACCCAGTTGTTTCGGTGATATTTGTTGTCCCAACAGCTTGGCCTGACTGTATGCGGTCATCTACATATTTCTTATTGGCAATATCTTTGCTTTCTGTGGGAGCGGTATCGTCTTTCATCTCGCTGTTAGTTGGGAGAATACACACCTGCCCGAACTCCAGCTTGTTACTGGCATTGAGTTTCAAGAGAGACTTTGCGGTTCCGGTGCTATCTTTGGCAGTCAGATACGAATTATTATTAAGCTGGATATGGTCCTCGTCGATGGTGTCATCGGGGATGTCATCGGCCTCAATATTCAACAACGAGTCAGTGCCACCCGACCCGCCCTTGGTGATTTGCTTTATATCTCCATTCTCGTTTTCCCAGAACAACTCAATGGACCCGCCCACGTCCTTGCAATAGACCCATCCGGTATCTGAACCACCTGTCGGGTCGGAAGATTGCGGTCGGAAGCGGAACTTCTTGACGCCATAGTTGCCCTCGTGGGCATCGGTATCCCCGTCGTCCGAAGTGTTCCATCCGTAGAACTGGTCGGCCATCCTCTCGCCGACATCCTCTCTGGCCCATCTTATATGGTCGTCGGCGGTGGACCTGTCGTCAGTGCCTAGCGGATTGGACTCGTCCCAGGCGTGGGTGAAGTTGTTACCTGAAGCTGGTTCTCCCATCGTCCCTCCTTTTTAACCGCCTTTGGCGGTATGTTCTTCTCCGCCTCCAAGAGTTTCTCAAGGCGCACGGATAAATGTAAAATCTGATGATAAATTCGGCGTGTCTCTGGAAGCTTGGGGCTTGCAGAGGAAAGTAACTCACTAACCTTACTGCTCAGTCCAGGTTGCACTGTTCCTGCTCTGGCGGCTCCAGGTAGTTGAGGGAGAGGATTGCTGCGTCCAGGATGTCGTACGAGAATGTTTGGGGTTCCAGAGAGATTGACCTTTACCGCCCTCGACCCAGGTTACGTGGTCGGTGTCATTGATAGTTCCGCTTAGCTCTGTTTCCGCGCCATTTACTACTGCGTAACCAGTCACGGTAGAGCCCGACCCGTTATCGCATCGCGTGTACCATCCGTTCCATATATCCCTACCATAGGCTCTTGAGCCCTCTCCGTTGTTGTAGATTTCCTCAACTTCGTGAGAAGTAAGCAGTCGCTTGTAAAGGCGAATATCATCCATTGCCCCCGTAAAGGACGGCACGGGACTGCCAATAATAGCGCCACTACCACCGATATACAGCGTTTGCCCCCCGCTGTTTATCGTTCCTGAAATTTCAGTTATACCTTCGGTAGTACAAAGGCTTGCGTTGGAATAAATGCAGGCATTCCCGTCTCTGTCCAAGGTTATTGTTATATGCTGCCACTCCCCGGTCGGCGACGGCCCTGTTATCCAACTGCTATTGACTCCATCACCCAAAAGAACACGAAGCCCTTCGTGCCAACTTGACGCAGTAACCCGATAGCCGTTTGCGGTTGCCTTTGTTGTATCCAATAAGACTTCACTGGTAGCGTCGGATATAATCGCCCAAAAGCAAACGGAGAAATCCCCGTCCTCCGGCACAAGGGCCGCGTCACTTGTAACCGAGCAATACCCACCCCCATCAAAATCCAAATAGTAATAACTCATACAATTAGGGTCCTCTAACCCCCAGTCCTCGACGAGTAGTGCCAAATCCTCAAAGTCAACTCTACAATCGCCATTGATGTCAGACCTAAGCCCCCCGAAGCACACCGAACACAACAACAAGGCAATTAAAGTTCTCATGGCATTCTCCTTTCTCACTGTATTCTATCTCACTGTCGGCAAATGTCAAGCGAAAATTATGAATAATGGGCATCTTCGTCGTTCATCCACCGCGTCAGCGAGTTTACTCGCGTGGCCCCCGCGCCCATAGATGAACCGGGGGCGGGAGCCATCCCCTCCTCCAGAGAGCCGAATTTCTGCGTATTATCAGCTTGTATCATTGCCTGGAGCATTCCAACCCCGTCGTTGAGCCATACTCGGTACTTCTCGTGGTCGTGGTCGTACCTGAAGCCGTAGGCGGTGGCTATTAGCTCCACCACTTCCGGGTGATTGTCTATTAAATCGTTAGTATCGGAATCGCCGGACAAATCGTCCAGATAGCCGTAATACTCAAAATTGATAGTCCAGGCGGTGTCGTCGTTATCCGAATGGCCCGGTTCGGGGTATAAATGAATCTGGCCGTCCTGAATGGCGTAATGCCGGGGCTCGCCGGGGTCGTCTGTGTCTCTATATCGCCACTTGTTCTCAATGTCCTGTTTGTGGGCCTTGGTCAAGGGGACCCGATAATCGTCGGAATCTATAAGTTCGCAGTTTATCTCCGACTTGAAATCGTCAGGAAGAGCATAACTTCTCTGCCCATCCACCGTAGAGGAAGTGCATTCCGTCTCCATAAAGCTGAAATTATGGGCACGGCAGATAAACCTCTGGGCGTCGTTTATCCAGCGGTTCAACTGGGTATCCGTCAGGTCGTCCCTGTCCAGGTTCTCTTCGACTCTGGTTCTTATATCAGATAAGCTCATTTCTTACACTTTCGTCCTCTACGCCCATAATTGCCGTGACTTTTTCGTCTTGCAGAGCCCTTGTAAGGCCCTGTGCCGTCTCGTTTATTTCTGCGTGAATATGCCATTTATTCCTCTATTGTCTTGGTCTGGTAGTCATATCGTGCGCGATAGTAATCGCCTCCCAAACTAAGTGTTTCTATTGCCCTGATTTCGATTCTGCCACCCCACGACCAGACCATTCCAGCGGCGGGGTCTGTGCCTCCGTCGAAGCCGTCCAAGTCATTAAATACGTATGACTTGTCACTTTCATAGTAGATGCTATCGCAGGGGCCCGTTCCCATCAACTTTATCCAGACATCAGCAAAGCTCGGCTCTATTGCAATCTCGGAATATCCGTGTTGATGACCTGTGCTCGGCGTAACAGTTGTTTGCCAATCTGGAGGAAATCTCCACGCTGGAACGTCACTGGTCGGCTCCTCTTTCCATTCCGGGCCGTAACATTTGTCAACATCCGTATCGGCCTCAAAAGCAACAGCCACAGAAATATCATAGCCTTGCTTGTTCCACTGCTGAGCAACCCACATATAAGGCTCTGCGGCATCGCGAGTCCCTTCGTCCGCTGCTGCGTCCCAATCAACGAAACCATCATAATAAAAATAAATCTCCCCGCCTGTATATAAACGCCTCAAAGGGTTCGCGCCAGAGCCCCAAATGTCACCCTTATCGACGCCGTTAACAAACAGATTCGGCCCATCTTCGTATTGATTCCCCACCCCCAAATCTGCCGCAAGGTACGTAAATGGCGCATTCGCCGCCGGGTCGGTATGCGCCCACCCCCCGGTTCCCAGCTTTGCGCCACCATCAGCGCAACTGCTTAGATAAAAACTGATATTTGTATTATTACTCGACAGTTGCTGCACAGTCGAATCTAACGAGTTGTCCTCGCCCTGCGCGAAGCCTGCGGCATTAAACTTTGCCCCAAATTGCGTGTAATAATCCTCACCAATTGTTATTAAATCGTGCCCCTGCGCAGTATTGGCAGAGCGGGTCGTGGAAGGGTCGCCTGACGAACCGGAATTAAATGTGCGTATGCCTATAATCCTCGCTGTGCCAGCGGCATCATTGTGTGTTACTCGGAACTTCTTGGAACCATCAGCGACTGCGTCGCTAAAGCAGGTCGTGACGGTTACATTGGTTGCTGTCCCGCTATCATATGTGCCCGTGGAGCCATCAAAACTGTATTGCAAATTAGCCCCATTACCCCCACTTACATCATACGTGATGAGCTGTATGATGTTGTGTCCTGCCGGGACTGTAATCTCAGCATAATCGTTCTGCGCGCTAGTCATCCGATACAGCCAGCATCCGGCCGAACTATCCGCCCAACTGCCGCCCGCATTTTCCGACCAATCAGCAGCCCCATATGGCGTAAATGTTTCGCCTTCACGCACCCTGCCGTAAAAAACCTCTCTGATATATATATAACTATCTGTGTTGGCTTGGTCCGGGTGCGAATTGGTTAGTGTCCACCGCGACCAATAATCACCATCCGCATCGGCCGGAACGTAGATGTACCACGTGTACAAATTAAAAGCATCACGCACAATCACCGGGTCGGGTGTTGCAGCAAAAGCAGCCGCCGCATACAAGGCAGTCTGGGCGAAGCACGCACTCGCCACCAATAACGCCAAGATTATTCCTCGTCGCATTTTCTTTCCTTTATAAATGCGTCCAGCTCAAGCTCGTCAACACCCAGCGCTTCGGCCATTTTGATGGCATCGGCAAGAGCTTGAAGGTCTAAATCACATACATTAGTACCAGGCATACCAGACACTCACATTGCCCGCCTCGGTCCCGGTGGAGCCGTCGGCGCCCCAGACATACACATAAACATATCTATAGCCCATCAGGTCGAAGCACAGTTTGGCCACCGAGCCTTTATCGTCACTGTTCTCCGCGCCCACAGAAGTAGGCCATTCGTCCGTAACGGATAAAGTATCCGCCCAGAACTTGCCCGTCCCGCTTGAGCCGTCGGGGTAAGTAACTACATCCTGTGAGCCTAAAGTAGCAGTTCCGTAACATACGACCGTTGCGGGGCCGCCGTGCCGCCACGCCATAACCATAAAGGAAAAGGAATCATTTGCGGCGTCCCCTCCGGCAAAAATCAACTCGACGGCATTTGCGTTGGTTCGGCCCTTGCCGGAAAATATATCAACAGCTCCTGACGCCATATTGGAAAAGGCGCCGCCGTTACCGTCAAGGTCGATGCACGCCTCAAGGTCCCCACCATCCTCGTTGGCCGCGGCCCTCAATTCCTGATATCGAACTTCAGGCGTCTCAAGAACAGCCCCCAGAATGAAACAGGCACTAATTGCTAACAGAAAAAGAAGTTTTTTCATAATCCATCCTCGGCCAGGCCTGAAATAGAACACGATTATTGTATTTGTAGTTAAAGAAAAGATGTGGAAATTTGCGCCGCGTATTGCGCCAGAAATATGTCCAGTCGAATATATCGCCCGTTAGATATTTGCGCGCATCGCAATGGTATTCTCCGAGCATCAAACGAAACTTTCGCGCGCTTTCGTCGGACATATTTTCAAAAGAATCGACTTCCCCCCCTTCGCAATCCCACTTCACTAAATCGACTATTGGTATGTCTTTGGTCAATTCTTCGATGGTGATTACAGGAACTTCGTCTTTTTCGATTTGAGTGTAAGACCACGTTCTGTGCCCGGTTGCTATATACATACGAGCCCGTTCGGGACTCACAACCAAATGCCCTCCGGTCGTGCGCGAGGCGTGCAACAGGCATCCATTCTTATACCCAACCGCGGCGTTTATAACCCTGCCGTCCATCTTGTTGGATTTAAGGTTCATCTCATAAAGCCGGGCAGACTCTTCACAGGGCTCCACCGCCACTAAACGGGCGTTAGGCCAGAACGATTTGGCGAAGACCCCAAAGCTCCCTATGTGGCCACCGATATCCAGAATAGTCTCAGGCTGTACGCACCGGCTTAATTCTTCAAGTGCGTAACTGTCCGAGGAAATGACCTCGTTGAGAACCTTGTAGTCCTGAAATCCGTTCCGCACCCGTATATTGAACCGGAAACCGTGATGGTCAATCTGGGTTATGTCCATTGCGAAACAGCCACCCCCTTCTCTTCCGTGAAGTCTTTAGTGCCCGTTACGTCGTCAAGAAATTCTCTTACCTCCGCGCTAAAATCACTACTTGATAATTTATCCTCCATTCTCCCGGAGCCGCCCGCCCAATGCAGGACCCGCACTTTCCGACCGTTACATTCCAATCCGTCCGGGGTCACTTTCAGGTCTTTCCAGTACTTTCGTGACTGTTCGTTGTAGTAAACATCCTTCTTATCCACCGTCTTCAATCTGTACCTGCTGGAATGGGCCAGTTCATTGAAATAAACCTGGTTGGAGGGGCCGGAATCCGGCTGGTACATTCGGTCGGTCCACTCTCTGCAAAATTGCGAACTGGTAATCGCCGAAACACCGGCATTCAAAAACTCATCAGAGCCAATATTCAAGGAACCGGCCACGTCATAATTGGCATCGAGAAATTCCGTTAGCCTTCCGCAGGTAACAGTGTCCGCATCGAGGTAAATCACACCATCGTAATCCCGAAGCAGATACTCACACAGTCGAGGCCTGATGGCAAAAGACGGACTCGCGCACGCGGAAACTTTTTCTTCTCCGAGAATCTGTTTCTCATTGCGCGGGTCAAACGTATAAAACGGAATGTCAGGATGAAACTTCTCAAAGGACCTCTGGGCCCGCTTTGCCAGCCTGTAAGTTATAGGGCTATCCGCAATGGTCATCGCAGCAAATCGCAACTTGTTACGTTCCACCGCTCGGTTGAATTCCCACTCGTTGTATCTGCGACTAATCTCCTGCAAGACGCGCTCCGGCTTGATGTTTTCCATACACTTCGGAGCAACTCCGGCAATAGTTCCTTTCGGACAAGCAGATTTGGTATAAATCAGCCGATGGCACGGATAGCATTCGCAATCTTCGGCCCATAACGCCGTGCAGTTCTTCCAGTACTTACACAAATTCTCAATAGAATTGGTGCTCAGAAAGACTATCTGCGGGGTCTCCCAGCACGAAGCAGCGTTGGCCAGGCCGCTATCGGCACTTATCACCAGGTCAGCATATTTTGCCATCAAAAATGACTGCCGAACGGTCCAAACACCCGATTTGTTGGTGGTAATGGGATTTTGCCATTCGAGAATCTTGCACGCACCGTCGCCGACCGTAATAATCTCCACATTCTTGGGGTGCTTCATTGCCAGCTCGTTGGCTACATATTCCGACCACGGATATACTTTGTGGTAAGCCGAACCCGCAAGCCCCCAGAGAATAGTAAACTTGTCCTGATGAGAGGCCAAAAAGTCCTGTGCAAGCGATTCTTCAAGTTCCGAAAAGTGCATTGTGGGCAATGCGCCTTTTATCTCAGGATAACCGGCCATCTCCATTGTCCGGTCCTGAAAATTAACATTGCACTCGACGTGACGCTTTTCGTGCGGCCAGTTGAACTCGTCGGAGCCCTCGCATTTCAATAACGCGCCTTCGACCGATTTAGTCAAATTCAGAACCTTCTCAAAGCCCTGGGAAATAAATTCCCAATAAGTATCAAGCTGTTCATATTCAATTGCAGTGGCTTTTTCCTGGACAATAAATTCATCTACATTCGGGTCTTCCTTCAGAACTTGCGCGCTATACTCATCGCAATTAACAACAACGTAATATCCATCCTTCTTCAATTGTGAAAGAACGGGCGTCAACCAGAGGCTGTCTCCCAAAGCGCCGTATCGAATGACCAACGCCTCTTTATTGGTCTTTTTCTGCCTGGGGAAACTTAACCTTCCTTCAGACTTTCGGGGGACCAATATCTCAAAAGGCTTCTTGAGAATTGATGCTTTTTTCTGAACGACTAATTGCCACGAATATTCATTGGAATCGCCGTGCTTGCTTGCAGAGACAAGTTTCGCGTTGCCGAAGCCCTTTATGATTTTCCACGCTTGCTTCCAGCTTATATCTTTTCGCCGGGCATCCGCAGCGCCCGGAGTGCCTATTCGCGGGTAAAAGTCCGGGTCCTGTTCATAAAGGATTAAATGCCCGCCGTAACGAATAACCCGCCACCATTCCTTCAGGGCGGCTTCCGTGCAAACATAGTTCCCCAGTTGGTGCGCATCAAAAACGTAATCAAAATAATCCGATGAAAAAACCCGAAGCGCATCATTCGCGGTCAAGTCAACGGGAATGTCCACAGGCCGCCAATGCGGGGGGCCGACCCCAATAGCTGATTCAACAATCTTTTCGTTCTTGCAGCTTAAATCGAGGCCGAGACCCCGGCAATATGACAGAACTCGGTAACGACACTTCCGAGCTTCATAGCCCTCAGCGAACTGCGGGTTCCACATAACATCTCCTTTCCCTAAAACTCAATCACTCAAAACGCTGTACGTACTCCAGATAAACGTCCGCCGATACCTGGCCAAACGTTCCGGCGGTATTATCGCCGGTGGCTTTGAACTTAACCTGCAAAGTCTCAGTTGAGTCTATATCGGGATAGGTACTACTTATCCCGCCGGTCGTACTCAATCCTGCCACAGTACCCAACGCGCACGTCGCACAAACCCTTGTTCCCTCCGTAACAATCACTTTGGGGGCATTGTCACTAATCGCCCCGGTCAGAAGCTCCATAGACCGGGTAATAGCTTTAATCCCCGTGAGCTTTACATTTCTGAAAAACTCAACCCTGTCGTGAACGTTTGCAGAGGTACAGGTCTTGCTCGTTTCGCTTGCCGTCAGTTTAAGTGCGGCAGAAGCAAATGACGCCAGTATAGGCCCGCGTATCTGGTGTACCGTAAATTCAGGACTATCATAAGGCATAAGATACTCCCTCCAAAAAAGGGCCTCTGGTTATTTGCTCGATGAAATGTGAATAATATGGTCATCCTGGTCGGTATCCGTGGCCTTCCAGATTTTCTCGAAGCCCAGAATCGCATACCACGCAAGGCCCTTCGACCGGCCGTAATCGGTCGGTATTTTGGCCCTGACCTCTTCGGGCACGGCCACGCCCTCGGCAACGGCCTCGGCCCCGAAAATAACCATTTCACCAGTAGTCACACCACTGCCAAGAGTGTTGGACAGATAGTTGTTTTCCTCAACGAACCTGCAGCCGTAATACCTTCCAACCTCGCCGGAGAACAACCTCTCCGGGTCGCCGTACTTGGCCGCGTCTTCCCAGTCCGAAGACTTCTTGATATCGGACAGGGCCTGCACGGAACCAATAGCCACATAATTTTCGCCATCGTACTTCGGAATCTTATTCTTCTTGAGCTGGTCGATGACTTCCTTTACGTGAGTTGCCGTAATCTTCGCAGCGGCAGCTATCGAGCCCAGAGTATTTCCGGCCGCCCGGCTGTAATATGTACCTGTGGTGGCCGTCAACGGCGTATATTTTCTCTGGGTCAGACGGAACTGCTTGCCGCAAGCCTTGTCGAGAACCTCTGCCATATCCTTGCGCAGGACTCTCTGTACGGGGTTGGTGACATCCCACTCCGACAGAGCTTCCAGCTTACCCGTATAGGGTATCGAATTACCCCATTCGCTAAGAGCAATCGTGCCGCGACCAATAGTGAACTGGTGGGCAGGCATTGTAGAAGTTTCGTCAAGCGTACCGCCGGCAGTGCTAACATTGCTGAGCTTGTTCCAAAAAACAGTATCACCCTTGCCCTTGCCCCATCCTTCGTGGACATCCACGAACTGACGGAACTTCATAAGGGGTTCAAGGGCATACCTCAATTGACTCGACAGGCGGTCATTTGCTAAATAACCACCGTCGGCATTGGTTGCCCAATATTGTGAATCAGCCATTATTTACTCCTCAATTTCCAGCTAACTTCAATGCTTTTTGCTTCCGGCGCTTTATGTAATCACCATAGGATTCACCGGGAGTATCCTTGTCGTATTCAACAGTTTTTTTGGGTTCAAGGCCGGACGCTTCCGCCTCTTTTTCCTCTTTTTCCTTGCTGTCTTTTTCCTGTTGCTCTTTGCCTTTGGCGCGTTCGGCATCAAGGAACTTTTTGGTAGCATCTACAGCGCTTTCAAGGCGGTCCCTCATTGACTTTCGCTTGTCCGTTTTGTTGGCAAGGAAAGCCCCCACAAGGTCCTCGTATTCGCGCAACTCAGGATACTTCATTCGGAATTCGTTGGTGGTCTGCATCACCTGAAGCTTTCGGTCGTGTTCCTGCTGCCACCTCTTGAATTCCTTCTTGTCGATGTAGCCTTCATCATCTTCGGGAGTCGTGTAGCCCTGATAGTAAGCAATGAGCTCTTCCTGCTGCCTCTTCATTGCTTCACGCTCCGCAGTGAGGGACTCTCGTTCCTTCCTGATTTCTGAAAGCTCCTGATGTGCGCGAGTGATTTCCGCCTGGGCGTCCTTGTACCTTTTTTCCCAGTTGCCAGGGTCCTTCGGGGTCTCCTGGTCTTTTGTCTCAGGGTCCTTTTGGGTGTCCTTAGACATAGTTCCTCCTCTTAAATTGGGAGTCCAAAAATGGGTATTCCCCTATTCAGAATCCGCAACGTGCGGGTGTTCTTTCTTTAATTCTTCTTTGCCCTGCTGGATGGTAATTTCAATGAATTCAAGCAGATTATCTATGGCGTTTATTGACTGTTGCAGATAAATAAACTGCTTGAAGTCGTTGGCATTAAGCATCTCGTGGACAAGCTGTTGCCGTCTGGCGTCAAGGCTGGGGCGCGCAATTTCTCGCCAGCCCCTGCTGGATATCATTGCGCCCACCAATTGCCCGGCTTCGATGGGGCCTCTATCTTCCACGCCGCCTCCACTGGCTGTAACAAACCGCGTTGCGCTGCTTTTGTTTGGGATATTCCTTTTGCATTGTTTTGGAACTCATACAACGAGAAACAAACTCATCTTTCTTCTCGCCCTTTCTTGGTTTCGGTAACGGCACGCCATCCCTTTCTCGGCTTCACTAATTCAATTTTCTTTATGGAGCCCGTGGGTATTGACCATTTCGTCCTGTCGGTGTTTCCATCTATACCAATCGTGTCCGATAAATATATATAGTCTCCGTCAACGCCGTTGAAAAACCCAATCGACCGGAACGTTGCATTGGGCTTCGTTGCCGCATCCTCCTGGCTTATCCACCTACTGGCCTGTTCCGCGTCGAGCCATATGACGCTGACTATATCGCCCGTAGTGAATCTCATTGCTTGCGGTATCCTTTCTCGTTATACCATTCCATCCTGGCGTCGTGCTTAAAACCTTTGGTTGATTCTTTAGACAAATCAGGCCTGGCGTCCTGCCACTTCTCTGCCGAAGGCGCTTTTGCTATCGTTGACTTCGGGCCTCGGTGCGGACGTACCTTGTTCCATACACGCGTTGCCCCGCGATTAAATTCCTTGGGCGGCTCCGCGCCCTTTGAAGGGGTAACTTTTTCTTTCTGGGTAAGGTCTTTCATTTTAAGTCCTCATTTGTGCTAAAACCTGATTCTTCTGGGACGGGCTCATTTCAGAAACCATATTCTTGGCGTCCTCGGCGGCTTTCTTTTGTATCATCTGGGCGTGTTCCATAGTGGGCTTTTGAGGCTGTTCGGTGTAAGCTTCACTCAATCCCCTTAAATCAAGATACTTCTGCCACAAAGACTTCAAATCGGTCTGCTGGCGCAATTCGGGGACCTTGACGGCGAAAGTGACCGCCTCGATGACATTTCTGACCTGTTCTCTCTGCGCAAGAAGCAAAGACAAGCCCCCTACTCGTAATTTCAACCGGCCCTTAAGCTCCTGATATTGAGCTAGCGGTCCGTACTGGAACATTAAGTCAAGGCCCATCTCCAACACCCTCTGGAGGGAATTGTTCTCTAAATCCCTGGCGATGACGTCGAATAACCCCTGGGCCTGGGCGGTTTTTAATTCCGCTTCCGTTGCTGTTTTGTTCTTGCC